TTCCTAGTTGAAAACTTTAAGATGATTCCTGGTACATATGATGTTCAAGTATCATCAAAAGGTCTAGCATCATTTGTAAATGAAAAAGGCGACTTGCAGTATTGGATTGCAATCGAAGCCAAAGAATCTAAATTTGGAGAATAATATGTTTTATGTAACTGACGCTGTTACCAAAAATCGTGTTGCTATCAATGGCAAACATGTAGTTGCTATATTTAAAATTCCAGAAGGCGAACATGCAGGTAAAACTGGTGTGAATCTTGTAAATGGAAGTATTGTTTGTGAAGAAGAAGATTATTCTATCGTAGCAGATGTAAACAACGGTATTTAATATGACTAAAGTAAATACATTATTTGGTTCTTATGATGATGAAGCATTGAAGAAACTCAAAGGTTATGTAGATGAGGTTGTACTTCATATGCATAAGAACGATGGTAACAATGCTGCCATCAAAGACATTGTTGATATTGCACATGACGAATTGAAAGTACCTAAGAAGATTCTCAAGCGTATGGCAAAAACACAACATAAGAATTCTTTTCAGACTGAAGTGGCTGAATCAAAAGAATTTGAAGCATTATATGAAAGTATGGTTGAGGTGAAGTAATGCAAATATTTGATATTACCCGTGAACAATACATTGCTGTGTTAGAGACTGAAGTGGAAACACTCAGTCGGTATTACTACAAACCAATAACAGAAGGTACAGGCAATTATAATACAGCTATAGGCGTATTACAACACCGTATTGAAGAACTTAAAAATGGTACTGGTATTAGTGATACTAAATTTGTTTATCGCCAAACAAAATAATGCAACAACTTGAGATGTCATTCTTCTATCCTCTGACAGAACAAACTCTGTTAGACTTAGATTTTACCTCAACTGAAGAATGGATTGTTGAATGGCGAAAGAGACAATGGAACACTAATACACTTGCAACTAGTGGTAGTGTTTTGATTGGTGGTGCAGGTATCACCAGTTGGTCTCAACCTGTAACCAGCTCAATTGTTATAAAACCTTTTGCAAAAAATGTTGGTAAGTGGGAACTGTCAGAATCTATGTTTGTGTATAGACCCACTAAACCAAATGCCGTCATCAGATTTATGGCCAAGCATCTTCTTGGCTTTAAATGGCATGATGAAAATTAATTATATTATGGAGAATTTGAATGTCAGAACACATGTTGTGGGTGGAGAAGTATCGCCCTAAAACGATTGAAGATTGTATTCTTCCTGAGGCTCTCAAGGCAACTTTTCAGGAATTTGTAAATCGTAAAGAGATTCCAAATTTGCTTCTAGCAGGTTCAGCAGGTGTCGGTAAGACTACTGTTGCTCGTGCTATGTGTGAAGAGGTAGGTTGTGATTACATTGTCATTAACGGTTCTGATGAGAATGGTGTAGATACCATTCGTGTTAAAATCAAAAACTATGCTTCATCAATGTCCTTGACTGGTGGTCGTAAGGTTATCATTCTAGATGAAGCAGACTATCTAACGCCTAATGCACAGGCCATACTACGTGCAGGTATTGAAGAATTTGCATCTAATTGTTCTTTCATATTCACCTGTAACTTTAAGAATCGGATTATCGATCCTATTCATTCCCGTTGTACTGTAATTGATGTTAAGCCAAATGGTTCTAAAGCCAAGATGGCCACACAATTCTTTAAACGTGTAGAATGGATATTGAAAGAAGAGAATATCACGTATGACAAAGAAGTTATTGTCGCCGTTGTTACTAAACATTTCCCTGATAATCGCCGTATTCTTAATGAGTTACAACGATATGGTATATCTGGCAACATTGACAAAGGTATTCTTGCCTCAGTTTCAGATATTCAACTTGGTGAGTTAACCAAATCACTCAAAGATAAAGACTTTGCTGGTGCTCGTAAATGGGTCACGATGAACTTGGATAATGATCCCACACGCATCTTCCGTAAATTATATGATGGTCTATATGAACTATTGAAAGCCAATTCTGTACCTCAATTGGTTCTTATTCTTGCCAAGTATCAATATCAGGCAGCATTTGTGGCTGACCACGAAATTAATCTGATTGCCTGTCTCACAGAAATTATGGTTGAATGTGAATTCAAATGACACCATTCGACTTTGTAAACCTGGTTCTTCACACCAAGAAGCCAGATGATGAACTTGACTTCAAGGACTATGCGCCTTTCATAGTCAATCGTTCTCTATCATACCACATTGATTGTGTGTTGTATGCCAATGAGATGAATCTTTGGCCATCTACGGACAAAGACATGCAATACCAGTATCTTCTAAATAGTATTAGACCTATGAAACGAAAGTTCGCTCCGTGGCAGAAGTCCAAGAACGATGAGAATATTGATTGCATTAAAACATATTTTGGTTACTCCAATCAAAAGGCTAAAGAAGCCTTGCGTATTCTTACTGATGAACAAATCGCTGAAATAAAAAGAAAAACAGATAAAGGCGGGTGATATGATTGATGTTAAGGATTTGGTGGAAGTAACATTACAAGAACAAGATGATTTTCTAAAAGTCCGTGAAACACTAACACGGATTGGTGTAGCATCTAAGAAAGATAAAACACTATTTCAATCTTGCCATATTCTCCATAAGCGTGGACAATATTACATAGTACATTTCAAAGAACTATTTGCCTTAGACGGCAAGCCAACAGACATTACCGAGAATGACCTTTCTCGTAGAAATGCTATTACAAATCTATTGGAAGATTGGGGCCTGATTAAGATTGTGAATAAAACACAAACTGAAACACCACCACCTATCTTTCTATCACAGGTAAAGATTCTTTCTCATAAAGAGAAGGCTGAATGGCAATTAACCCCCAAGTACAATATTGGTAAAAAACCACAAAATACTTGACAGGTAGTATAAATAATAGTATAATTATGGTGCCGTGCTCATCGAGGCGGCAATTTCTTAAACTCGCTTTAACAGGAGAAAAAGCATGACTCAATTATTTCCTTCAATGGATTTCCACAAGTTCGACCCTTTTATGATTGGTTTCGATGAAGTTTTCAAGCAATTTGAAGACCTGTCCAAAACAGCAAAAAAAGCAGTTGCATATCCACCATACAATATTAAACAAGTAAAAGAAAACAAATACGTCATTGAAATGGCAGTTGCTGGTTTTGCTAAGACTGATATTGAAGTTACCCTAGAAGGTAACAAGTTGGTCGTTAAAGGCGCTGCCAAAGAAGATGAAACAGACACTTCACAATACCTCTTCAAAGGTATTGCTAATCGTGGTTTCAATCATGAATTCAAGATTGCCGATAAGATTGAAATTGAAAACGCTGAGTTGGCCAACGGTATGTTAAAAATCTGGTTGTCTAACATGGTCAAAGCTCAAGACCTTATTAAGAAAATTCCTTTGGTGTCTAAAGATGAATAACTGGTGGCCAGTATCAGACGAAGAATGGGAAAGGTTAAACTTTCCCGAAAAATTCCAAGATAAAGGTAAATAACAAAGGGGCTCTTGACAGAGCCCTTTCTTTTTAGTATAATGGTTATATTATGAAATATCGAAACAAAGAACTCCAACATTCCAATCCTATAAAAGTGCGTGTGAAATCATCGCAAGAGATTTTCTATACCTTCAAACATTGGGGTACGGAAGATATTGATGGTGTTGATTTTATTTCGGTTTGTAAATTCGAACCTAGACAAGACCTGACACAGCAGTTATATAAGATGCGTAAAGACTCATTGGAATATATCAAATAACATTTCACATTATGAAACAAAAACATATCGAAGCTTATATGAAGACCGCTGAGGTCTTTGCGGAATGTTCTACCGCCAAGCGTCTCCATGTTGGTGCTATCATAGTCAAAGATGAACGTATTATCTCTATTGGATACAATGGAACACCGTCTGGATGGGATAATAATTGTGAAGATTTTTTATCTAATGATGGTGAAGTCATTCAGAACGTTACAAAAACTAAACCTGAGGTATTACATGCGGAAACTAATGCTATCGCTAAACTGGCGAAATTTGATGGATCTGGAAGTGGTTCTGTATTGTTCGTTACTCATGCTCCTTGTCTTGATTGCGCCAAGCTGGTCTTTCAAGCTGGTATTTCTTCTGTTTATTATCGTAATAGTTATCGTAACAATGATGGAGTGGACTTCCTTGCCAAAGCAGGATTAATTATCTGGCAAATGTAATTTCATAAATAAGGATGGTCATCTCTAGGAGTTCCTATGAAGTTGAGAATCTATAATTGTCCAGATGAAGATTTCAAGCCTTATGTAGAACGGGCTGTCCAATTTTTTGCCAAAGAACTAATTGTTAGTAAAAAAATTAGAAATAATTGTTTTGTTAAGATAAAGTTTGATGATAAAATAAAAGATTATGGTTCCTGTCTGGTTGAAGAATATAATACCAGAAACCAACCAAGAGAATTTCTGATTGAAGTTCATCCTGGTATCGGTGCCAGAACAATCATAGAAACAATTGCACATGAAATGGTGCATGTCAAACAACACATATACAATGAAACGAATGATGACTTATCACATTGGCTTGGTAGAAAAATAAACTCAGACGAAATTGATTACTGGATACATCCATGGGAAATAGATGCTCATGGTCGTGAAATTGGATTAGTAACAAAGTTCGCAATTATCGAAACTCTTTGGGAAGTATTTGAGGGATTTAAAAACCCAGCACAACCTATTGATGATAAACCGTTAGGATGGAAAATATAAATGAAACTGAATAATGTCACATAACGCACAGATTAATTTTGTCAAAAGAGTTAAAGATAATAATACTAATTATTTTAAAAATACAAAAGTTATTGAAATTGGAAGTTTAGACATTAACGGAACTGTGAGAGATTTATTTTCAGATTGTGAATACGTTGGTGTTGATGTTGGTGAAGGACCACATGTTGACTTAGTTTGTCCTGGTCAAGAAGTGGATCATCCGGATAATACATATGATGTGGCGTGTTCATGTAATTGTTTTGAACATAATCCAGAATGGGTTGAAACATTCAGAAACATGTATCGTATGACAAGAGAAGGTGGTTTAATTTTTGTATCCGTCCCAACAACTGGTTGTCCAGAACACGGTACACATGAAAATAAACCAGAAGATAGTCCATTAACACTTAAACATGGATGGAACTATTACAAGAATTTGACTGAACAAGACTATAGAGATAATTTTAATCTAGATGAAATGTTTTCAACTTATAAGTTTGAAGAATATCGAGATGATAAATCAACTACATATGACATTTACTTTTACGGATTTAAAAAATAAAAAATTAGGGCTTGCCAAGTAACAAAAGTTCCTATATAATAACACTATGACAAAATTTAATAACACATTACCGACATATCCAATACATCACAATTGTGATGAATCATGGTCGACCAGGTTTTGTGTAAAGGAAAAGTAACTAAAAAGTTCTATCAAACTTTAAACACAAAACCCTAGACCTAAAAAATCTAGGGTTTTTTGTTTGGAAATTTGTTTCTCGCTGGTGTAGTGGTAGCACAATAGTCTCCAAAACTATTAGTTGCGGTTCGATTCCGTAGCGAGATGCCAATTGTATAGGTGTGACCCGAAAGGCTAGGGAACGGATTGCAAATCCGTTTAATGCAGGTTCGATTCCTGTCACCTATTCCAAATGTGTTGTATTTTAACAACAGTCTGGTTGACAGGTCTACCAGTTGTGTTATAATTCATCCATGAATTGAGAAATCGATTCAACTGTTCTTTAAAAATTTTGCATCAATATGCTCGGTTCGTCTATCGGTTAGGACACTGCCCTTTCACGGCAGTAAGGAGGGGTTCGATTCCCCCACCGAGTACCATATTAAAATACATTAGGTTACCAATTCTAGTAGGTAACTTAGGAGCACTTGATGGCCGCATCATCTCGCTAAGTTTACATGAAGCCTTCCGATGGCGCTAGAAACCAAATTGGTCTGTAATGTGGAGATTGTCTTATCGGCAGACGAAGCCGTGAGAAGCCAGATGAAGTTCTGGAACGACAATCACATCCTAATGTATTTTAATATGGTAGTAAAAAATTACCATTTGTTTAGTGTTATCAGGGTATCGTTTATAGACGTTATAAACTACTCGACAGCAAGGGTGCGACCAACGCTGTCTGACATAACCGCCATTCGCTCGCCAGTGCTAGCTACATTCTTGGCAAATAGGCACGATAACACTAAACAAATGGAGAATGAGAAGCATTGGCGACTTCAGGAGACTGTAAATCTTCCACCTTACGGTATATGGGGTTCGAATCCCTGATTCTCCACCAGATTTGGCTTCATAGTATAATGGTTAGTATAGCGGCTTGTCACGCCGTTGATAGGAGTTCGATTCTCCTTGAAGCCGCCAAATTGCTCGGGAATAGTGTAATGGTAACACCGCAGACTTTGACTCTGTTATTCTAGGTTCAAGTCCTGGTTCCCGTGCCAAACATTCCTCAATAGCTCAGTTGGTAGAGTGCCGGACTGTTAATCCGTTGGTCGGTGGTTCGAGCCCACCTTGAGGAGCCAATTTT